GAATTAGGTTCCCATTTACGCTGAAACTCCTTACTATACCTTAAAGGTGAAGATTCACCATCAGTAAGAACTACACACTGAACCTTTTGAAGATTATTTTCTTTCTTAAATTGTGGAAGAATCTGATGTAATGCAATTAAAGCTTCATTTAATGGAGTACCAGAAAGATTCATACCAATAGGAATATTATAAGGTAAATGGGAATAATGTCCAAAAGCAGAAGCAATACGAAATATATTCTTCATCTGATGTTCCAAAGTCTTTCCATTAACCTTGCTGGTAAAGATATTCATTAAAGAAAATGTTTCTTCAATAAAAGCCAATCCTTCTCTCTTCTCATAAGCAAGTCTATGAATACTATCCTCAGAAGGATAGTCATTAGTAAAAGCATATACCTCAAATGGAATATTAACCTTCTTACAAAACCACAATAAATTATATAACTGCTTAATAGTATCAAGCATAACATTTGTCATTGAACCACTCCAATCAAGGATGAATATTAATCCATGATTCTTACCATCAGGAACAACATTTACCTTTTTGAATAAATCCTCATTAAATTTATAAGTATGAAGTTTTGCAGTATTAAGAATCCCTGTTCTAGCAGTTGTAGAACGAGCATAAGCATCAGCAGATTTCTTACACTCAAACTCTTTAACCAAATAATTAACTTCTCTTTGTGCATGTTTCTTAAACTTTATAAAATCACAATCAGTCTTTTCATATAGATTAGTAATAAAAACATGTTCTGATTTATCCCAATGGTTTTGCTGACCTACAAAATCTGTATCGATTCTATCATGAAGCAATTCATTAGAAATAACAACATCCTTTAATTTTAATGTGGGTAATTCAAAGTACACACTCTCAACAAAATTGTTACCTCCCAATCCTTTAATAGCATCTTCCAATGCATTAACAGTCTTTGCTTCTATATCACTAGTTTGTCCACCTTTAGCAGTTCCACCATAAGATTCGCCTTCTTCTGGTTCAACTGAATCTTCAAGCAATTCTTCTAAGTCCTTGTCCTTTTCTTTCCGTCCATCATCAAAGAAATCTTCTTCAAAACTCCCATCCTTTTCTTCATCAGGCTTCGTAATTTTAACATCTATATCAGTTGATGTCTTTTCATTATTCTCCTGCTCCTCCTTACAATACTCATATAAAACCAATGCTGCTTTTTTTACATCATCAAAAGTTTCACACTTTTCAATTATACCGACAATCTGTTTTTCAATAGTTGAAAAAGATATAGGAAGGAACGAACCAACCTTGAAATATAAATTAGCCCTATCAGCAAGATTAAAAGTACTAAGATCTTCACCTTCTACCTCAAAGAAATCTCTATTATTAAGTTCATTATATCCATTATAGAATGATTTAGCAAGTCCAGGATATTTTCTCTTCATCAATTTCTCAATCCTAGCATCCTCTACAATATTCACAAATGATTGGGGTACTTTAAGTTCCAAAGACCAATCTTCATCGGGAGTAAACAGAGCGTGTCCCACTTCATGTCCAACAAGCATATCATATACACTATTACTCGCGTTTCTCCAGAGTGGAAGTAATAAAACCCGTGTATGAACATTAAACTGAGCAGTTTCTACATTCTTATGTTCTACTATTAAATCCTCAGTAGCAAGAAGTTTGGCCAGTTGGGATTTGATTTCGTGCTTAACTGTCATTAGTGCCTTTGATTATGAATCTATTATACGAAGAAACCCCGCGATTTGCGGGGTTCATGTGACACTTTTTAAAGTGTTTCACTCTTGCTTTTGCTTGTCGCAACGCTTGAGGTTTAAGTTTTCGTTTTTGATCCTTCTTGGAATGATGGATCCAATTTGGAATGTTCATTTTTCTGCAGACTCATTAGAGACTATACGTGAAAATCCTTTTGATTTATCAAACCTTATGACACTTTCAAATTTGTCATGCAGGTCTGTTTTATGCGATATAACAAAAATGTTTGCACCTTTGATTATATATCTAATAATCTTCAAAAATTCTTCTGTTCCGAATCCATCAAGAGAACTATCGAATACTTCATCCATTATAAGAAGATTTGTATTAGCAGAATTCTTTACCCTTGCAACTTCCCTCCAAGTAAAGAGTAATGCTAAATCAATCCTCATCTTCTCACCTTCACTAAAAGAACTATATGAAAAGTCTTCGTGAATTGGTGATTTTACAGTCTCATTAAATTCCTCATCCAATGTAAAATTGATATAGAAATCCATCAGCTGAAGGTATCTATTAACCTGCTGATTAATGAATGGAAGATACTTCTTAATAATTTTAGTTTTTACGCCATCATCTTTAAGTAAAGAATAGGCAAAATTATAATAGAGAACTTCTTCTCTCTTAGTTGCTAAATCTTCTAATGTTTGTTGGAGGGTTACTTTAAAGTCCGCTAACTTATCGTGCTCAATATTTCTGTCTGCAAGTTGATCGGTAAGTCTCTGAATTTCCGATTCCAAATCTCCGATCTGTCTCTGACATCCAGAAATTCGCGTATTGTTTTGAGAAATGCCATTGTTTAGTTTAGTAATCTCCTTAGATAATTGGTTAAATTGGCGTTCTCGGTCTTGTTCTAATTTAATGGTCTCTTCCAGGTCTTTGTAACCTTTCTGTAGCTCCCTTGCTTTATTTTGAACGCCGTCAATTCTATTTAAACGAAACTCTTCCTTAAGAGATTGTGTACATGTGGGACATACTTCATTTTCTTCAAAAAACTTATGTTCCTTAGCAACTGTGGCAACTTTTTGAGTAATTTTACCCTTAAGATTGTTTAGTTTTATTAACTTTTCCGATGCACCAGTAACATCTTCTTGCTCTTTTATGAGGTCAGAAATATTCGACTCTATTATTTGATTATGTTCTATATGAGTATCTGCCTCAATGGATAATACTTTAATTTTATCATTCTTTTCTTGTATATTTTCCTTACTTTGCTCTTCCAATTCCTTAATAAAATTATCCTGCATCACCATCTTATCTTTAATATTATCTTTCTTAAGATTTAAAGTTTTAGTTTGCTCTTTCTTCTCTCTAATATTATCCCTAATAAGACTATTCATTGCAGAGAAAATTCTAATATCTAGAAGATCTTCAATAACTTCTCTACGATTCGCACCAGTCAATTGCATAAAAGGTACAAAAGTGCTACTACCTAAGATCACAATTTGAGTAAATGATTTATAATTTAACTTTAAAATGCTCTCCTCTAATATCCTCTGATTTACACGATCATCTGCCTCCCTATGCAAAGGGTTTCCATTAACTTCAATATCAAAAAGATTTGGTTTAATCCCACGACGAACAAAATAATCTCTATTATTTGCATTAAATTCTATCTCAACAACACAACCCCTCTCATTCGTTGTATTGGTTAGTTGTGGTTTATTGATTTTACGGAATGGTTTATTAAACAATACAAAGGTAAGTGCATCTAGAATAGTAGACTTACCAGCACCATTCGTACCAACAATCAAATTTGTATGATACTTTTCAAAATTAATCTCAGTGAACTGATCTCCAGTTGACAAAAAATTACGCCAACGAATCTTTTTAAATGTAATCATGGTTTAGGGGGAATCACAATATCATTTGGAGTAATAATACTATATTTGTAATTGTGGAATTTGCAAGTCTTAATTGCGAGTTCATCATCAACTTCCACTACTTGCATAGGATTTTCATACTGAGGATCATCTTCTAACATTAAAGCATACCTTATAGCATCATCTTCTGCTTGAAAAAGAAACAAAACTTTATCCCCATACTCATCATCTACAGCATAGGCACCATCATTTCTTTTGTCTTTAAGTGTAAGAAGATACACTATTCTACCTCACAAGCTTGTTTATAAAGATCCTGAAAGATGTTTTTAATAATACTCTTATCTAAAGGCACCTCTGCCTCATCAATATATCGATTTAGAATAGAAATAGTATTCTCTTCCTCATCTATTTCAAAATCTTCATTTTCACTAATTTCAAAATTCTCAATAATTTTAAGATCCTGTACTCCAACAGAATAAAGTTTATCAATAAATTTTTCAAAATCCTTTGGTTTAGATTTCTTGCGAACAATCACCTTTGCAATTTTATTCTCATATTCAGTAGCATTAAAGAGTTTATAATTAGTATCTTCATAATAAATGTTATAAAATAATTTATAAGGATTGTCGACTGAAGTATGGGTGAGGGTCTCCGTATCAAAGACATGAAATCCTCTTGGATCATTCACATCATTCCAAAACATCTCATATGGATTACCCAAATAAAATATCTTTCCATTATCAGATCTAGTGTGAAAATGTCCAGAAAATACTTTATCAAACTTATCAAACAACCCTATATCCATCCCATCCTCCATCATATGCCCACGAGTTGCCCTGAAACCATTCAATTCCAAATGACCCATAACAACCTTCGCATTGGTCTTACTAATAGCATCCAACGCCTTCTGATAGTTCTCACTACAAATCCAAGGCAACATTAGAATATCCAATCCACCAACATTTATTGTCTGTGGTGAACTGTACAATGTAATATTTGAATAATCTGTTAAAAGTAATTCAGGAGAATTTACATAGTTAGTATTCTTATAATAACAATCATGATTACCAGTTATTACATGAACCTCGTATTTCTTAAGAGGATCGAATACTACTCTCTTAGACCATTCTAAACTTTGTAAATCTATAGACTTTCTACTGTCAAATACATCACCCATATGAATGACAGCATCAATAGGATTCTCTTCTAAAAAAGGGAAAAATACATCATTATAGAATTGTTCAAAATAATCATGCAAGTGCTTGGAACCTTTCCTAGCACCATAATGAGTATCTGTTATAATAGCAATCTTCATCTACCAGATTTATATTGGATATTATCTTTAATTGAATTATATTCAGAACTACTACCAGAAAGAGCAGTGTCATCAACAACCATGACTTCATCAAATCCTGTTCTTTCAATAATCTTTGTTTTAATATCTAATTGTTTTTTCTCTTTTTGAATACGTCTAAGAAAAGCATAATGAATAATTTGTGTAAAATATGCAAAAGGATTTCTTGATTTTGCTGGATCGAAGTTATGAATGTATTGTACACAATTTTCAATACCATCAGAAATCATATCTTCCCTAAACATATAGTTTACGAAATTTGGTTTGTATGATAGATGAGTAGCAATCTTTAAAAAGCACTCTCCAAGATAATTTGTAATACGTGGTTTTGGTAGTTCTTTCTCCTTTGCTACCGCAAC